TAATGAAAAAATATAAGATAGTACACAGAATAAGTGCCGACTTTATTGCAGAAGCTATTGTTAATGAAGATGAAATAGATACTTCAATTAATGATCTTAAAGAATATAAGAAACCTAATAGCAAATTTGAATATACTATGTTAAAAGGTACAGAAAGTGTAACTCAAACAAATTACGAAGAATATGAGCCGAAACCTAACAACAGCGATAAAGAACGCATTAGCAACAAATGATATTCGACCAGTACACCTTCTCACTATTGGGTTCAGTACTCCTGTTAATTTTACTGATTGTTCCTTTTCGCTAACATCATCAATATCAGGTTCATCAGTAACATATAATCCATCAGATTTTGTAATAGGTGTATCAGAATTTACAGAAGAAATAGATGTTACTAAATCAAGTATTACAATATCTTTATCAGGTGCAGATCAAACATTTATATCTACAGTACTAAATGAAAATGTCACAAATGATGAAGTAAGCATATACAGAGGTCTATTAGATAGTTCTAATAGTCTTATTGCTGATCCTTTTTTATTATATAAAGGAAATATTGAAAATTTTGCAATTAATGAATCAACTAAAGCTAGTACAGTTAATTTAACAGTAGTTTCTCATTGGGCAGATTTTGAAAAGAAAAATGGTCGTAAAACAAACAATACATCACAACAAAGATTTTTTAGTACAGATGTAGGAATGGACTTTGCATCACAAACTGTTTTAGATATTAGATGGGGTAGAGATTAATGTTCAAATGGTTTGAAAAGCTATTAATTAAAGTTGCTAAAAAGATACTTAATAAATACGCACCTAAAGGAGAATTTTTAGCATATATCAATGAAAAAGAAGAAAAACTTTTAAAACAACATGGTGGTGCTGGACTTCCTGTAAAGAAAACAGGAATTAAATCTTTCTTTGGTGGTTTCGGTGGTTTCATAAGTTCAGCATTTAATTTTTTTAATAATCTTAATCCTGTAGTTAAATTAATTGCAACAGTAGCCATTGCATGGGTATTTAGACCTAAAACACCAGAAATACCCGATTTTGGAACAAATGAATTTGATGATTTTGAAAAAGGTGTTTTATTAAACAAACAATCTAATGATGCAAATATTCCTGTAGTATATGGAACAAGATTACTAGGTGGAACTAGAGTTTTTGTAGAAACATCAGGAGATGATAATACCTATTTATATGTTGCTTTAGTTTTATCAGAAGGAGAAATCAATAATATTACAGCAATAAAAGTAGATGATAAAGAAGTTACTTTTGATGGTGCATTTGCAGATAATACTCAGATAGATGTAGATAGTTCAGATACTAATTTTTATAAAGATGGTGAAAGTTTAATTAGATTAGAACCACATTATGGAGCAGATAATCAATCAGCATCAAGTTTATTATCAACATTAGATAACTGGGGAACTAATCATAAATTATCTGGTTTATCTTATCTTGCAGTTCGTTTTAAATGGAATCAAGATGTATTTACGAGTATTCCTAAAATTCAAGCAGTAGTTCAAGGTAAAAAAGTTAAAACTTATAATGCAAGTTTAGTAGAACAAACAGCTAGTTTTACATCTAATCCTGCTTGGTGTTTATTAGATTATTTAACAAATGAAAGATATGGTAAAGGTTTATCTATAAACGAAATAGACTTACAAAGTTTTTATGATGCTTCATTAGTTTGTAATACACAAGTCACACCATATTCTGGTGCAAGTGATATTAATTTATTTGAATCAAATGCTGTATTAGATACTTCTAAAAAAATATTAGAGAATGTTAGAGAGTTATTAAAAGGTTGTAGAGGTTATTTACCTTATACACAAGGTACATATAAATTAGTTATAGAAACAACAGGAACAGCTTCTTTAACTTTAACTGAAGATGATATTATAGGTGGATATACTCTGTCTAGTCCTAGTAAAAATGAAAAATACAATAGAGTTATTGTTTCTTTTGTTAATCCAGAAAGAAATTGGCAAACTGATGAAGTTCAATTTCCACCGATAGATGATTCTGGTTTAGATAGTGCAGATCAACATGCAACAATGAAAGCAAGTGATGGTGGGTTTTTATTAGAAGGTAGATTTGATTTTGGTAAAGTAATAACAAATCCATATCAAGCTGAAGAAATGGCAGAAGTTATTTTAAGAAGAACAAGAGAATCTACAAGACTTTCAATCAATGTTTCTTTTAGTGCTTATGATTTAGCAATAGGAGATATTGTTAATGTTACTCATAGTTCCTTAGGTTATTCTGCTAAACCTTTTAGAATTTTATCTATGAAATTTAATCCTGATTACACATTAGGTTTAGATTTAGTAGAACATCAAAATAGTCATTTTACTTGGTCGGAAAAATCACAACAAACAACTGCACCTAGTACTAATCTTCCTAATCCATTTACTGTTCAACCACCAGCAAGTGTTACTTTAGATGACCAACTTATTGAATACAATGACGGAACTGTAATTGTAGCTTTAGATGTAACTATAGGTGCATCTACTGATAGCTTTGTTGATTATTACCAAGTTGAATATAAGAAAAGCACAGATTCAGATTATATTATTTATGCACAAGGTAGTGGATTAAATCACAGAGTATTAAATGTAATTGACCAAGAAACTTATGATGTAAGAGTAAAAGCAGTTTCCACTATTGGTTCATCTTCAACTTATGTAACAGCATCAAGAACTGTAATAGGTGCTATTGCACCACCAAGTGATGTAGAAGATTTTTCATGTAATATTGTTGGTCAAGAGGCTCACTTATCATGGTCGCAAATACCCGATTTAGATTTAGCATACTATCAATTAAGATTTAGTGAAGAAACAGATGGAACAGCAGATTGGCAAAACTCAGTTAATTTAGTTTCTAAAGTATCAAGACCAGCAACTTCAATTTCTGTTCCAGCCAGAGCAGGAACCTATCTTATAAAAGCCGTGGATAAATTAGGAAATTTTAGTTCTAATGCAACTGCAATTATTTCTAATGTAACTGATACTGTTAATCACAATTCAATAGCAACTCAATCTGAACACCCTAATTTTTTAGGTACATTAACAAACACAGTTATAGCAGATAATTCAATTAGATTAGATTCTTCAGAATTATTTGATTCAGCTTCAGGAAATTTTGATGATGAAACAACTAGATTTTTTGATTCTGGTGTTAGTAATGCTGACTTTTTTGCAAATGGTAATTATGAATTTGCAAATGTAATTGATATTGGTGCTAAACATACTGCTAGAATTACAGCATCATTAACTCAAACATCAGATAACCCTGATGACTTATTTGATAATAGAACAGGATTATTTGATTCTGCTAGTTCAAACTTTGATGGAGATACACCAGCAAACTGTGATGCTCATTTAGAAATAGCAACTTCAGATGATAATATAACTTATACAGCTTTTCAAAATTTTGTAATAGGAAACTATACTGCTAGATATTTTAAATTTAGAGTATTTTTAATATCAAGAGATTTAGCATCTACACCTGTAGTTTCACAAGTAACAGTTACAATAGATATGCCTGATAGAATATTTAGTGGAAATGATATAACTTCTGGTGCTGGAACTTACACAGTAACATTTACAAATCCATTCAAATCTGTTAATTATGCCGTAGGAATCACAGGCGAAGATTTAGCTACTGGAGATTTCTTTGTAGTTGAAAACAAAACAATTAATGGTTTTGATTTAACATTTAAAAATTCAGGTGGTACAGCAATAAGTCGTACCTTTGATTATATTGCAAAAGGTTTCTAAAAGGAGTATAAGAACATCATGGCACAAGGCGATTATTTAATTCAGAACCAATCTTTCCCCTCTTTTCGTAGCGATTTAAACGCAACTTTAGAGGCTATCAATACATCTAATTCAGGAACATCAAGACCAACTTCAGCAGTAGCTGGAACAGTTTGGTTAGATACCACTTCAGCAACTACACCTACTTTAAAATTTTATGATGGTGCAGATGATATATCTTTAGCAACTTTAGACTACACAGCTAATACAGTTAATTGGTTAGATAGTTCAGTTTCATTCGATATAGTTTCAGATTTAACTCCACAATTAGGTGGAACATTAGACACCAATGGAAATAACATTCAATTCGATAATGATAGAGGTATTGCAGATAGTAATAATAATGCAGTATTAACTTTTAACGAAACAGCTAGTGCAGTTAATGAATTTACAATGACTAACAATTCAACTGGAAACAATCCAATTTTATCTGCAACAGGTGGAGATACAAATATTGGAATAGATTTAACTACAAAAGGTACAGGATTAATTAAATTTAACGATTTAGCTTATTACCCAGAAGCTAGTATTACTTCATCATCAAATGCAGTAGCTTGGGATTCACAAGCACAACCAAACGCAAAACATACTACAACAGAAAACACAACTTTCTCTGCACCAAGTAATGCAACAACAGGTTCATTTATAAGTTTAAATATTCAATATGGTGGTGCTCACACAATCGCTTTCAATACTGTATTTGAATTTGCTGGAAGTACAGCACCAACTTTTACATCTGTTTCAGGTCAATCAGATCATTTAGTTTTTAGATACAATGGTACAGTTTGGCAAGAGATGGGTAGAACTTTAAATATGTCAGCAACATAAGGATAAACAATGTACGCAGTAGTCGAAAATAATAACATAACTCAATTTATAAATTACCCTAAATCTATTGTTATAGCAGATGTAAGATACCCAGCTAAAATATTTACAATGTGGTCTCAAGCTGAAAAAGAAGCTATTGGTATTTATGAAATTATAACTGATTCAACTAATTACAAAGACCCAGCATATTACAATAACACTAACGAACAATATACTTTTGCAAATGGTCAAGTTACTAAATCTTGGGGAACTGCAACTGCTAAAAGATTAGAAGATGAAAACGCAGTAGATGAAGATGGAAATAATATTTTACAAGATGGAGTTCAAGTTATTAACTATGGTTTAAAAACAGAAAAGAAAAGAATAGTTAAACAACAAGCAAGTGGATTATTAGCACCTACTGATTGGTATGTAGTTAAATCAACTGAAGTCGCTGATTATGATATTCCAGCAAACATATTATCTTTTAGAGCAGATGTTAGAACTAAATCTAATGAAATGGAAACTATGATTAATAACTGCACAACAGTTGATGAACTAAAAGCATTATACGAATACACAGAACAAGAAGACGGCACATTTACAAGACCACTACCTGAATTTCCAAAAGAGGTAATATAATGCCTTTAATACTTCCAAGTAATTCAATATCTGATTTAGGATATGAAGTAGATAACTCATTAAGATTTGATGGTGCTAGTAATGATTATTTAAGTAAAACACCAGCAAGTGATGGAAACTTAACAACAATGACTTTTAGTCTTTGGATTAAAAGAAGTAAATTAGGAACTGATCAAAAGTTTATTTCTACAAACTATGCGAGTAGCTCTTTATTTTACATGAGATTTAATACAAGTGACCAATTACAATTAATAGGTTATTCTGGTGGTGGTGCTACTCTACATGTAAATAAAATAACAAATAGAGTATTTCGAGATACTTCTGCTTGGTATCATTTAGTTGTTACTTTAGACAGTACTGATGCAACTGCTGAAGATAGATGTAAAATTTTTATTAATGGTGAAATAGAAACTTCATTTAATGCAAGTTCAAACCCTTCTTTAAATCGAACCTTTGTTTGGAATAAATCAAGTCATGTTAATGGTATAGGTCATTATGCTTATGATGGTAGTAGCCATTTTTATGGCTACATGTCAGAATTTTGTTTCATTGATGGTACAGCACTAGACGCAACATCATTTGGAGAATTTGATGCTGATAGTGGAATATGGAAACCAATAGATGTATCTGGTTTAACTTTTGGCACAAATGGATTTTATTTACCATTTGAAAACTCTGGTGCATTAGGTCAAGACGATAGTGGTAATGGAAATAACTGGACAGTTAATAATTTAACTAGCATAGATCAAACTACTGATACACCGACTAATAATTTTGCTACATTCAATCGATTAATTAAAACAGGAAATGATATAAAAACTTTAGCAAATGGTAATACTTCTATAACAGCATCATCTTCTAGTGCTTGGGGAACTTTATATTCAACTATTCCTGTTAATACAGGAAAATGGTATTGTGAAATTAAAATTGATGGAATTAATAGTGGAGACCCAAATAATTTTATATTTGGAGTTAAAGATATAGACCAAATTAATCATAGTTCCAATAATCAAGTTGCCGATACTACAAATGGCTATGGCTATAGAGGTGTTACAGGAAAAAAAGAAAATAATGGAACTCAAACTACTTATGGAAATAGTTATACTACAGGAGACATTGTTGGTATTGCTCTGGATTTAGATAATCATAAATTATATTTTTCTAAAAATGGAACTTTTCAAAATAGTGGAGACCCAACTAGTGGTGCAACAGGAACAGGCTCTGCTTTTGATTTAACAACTGATAAATATTATGTATTTGGTACATCTTCATATTATACACAAGAACAATATTCAATTAACTTCGGCAACCCACCTTACTCAATCTCATCAGGAAATAGTGATGGTAATGGCTATGGAAACTTTGAATATGCTGTACCATCAGGATATTATGCACTTAACACAAAAAATTTAGCCGAATATGGATGATGTTATGTTTATTAATAACAAATATAAATCTTGGTATGATTCTATAATCCAAAAAGCAAAAGTTAGAAATTTATCTGGCTATAAAGAAAAACATCATATTTTGCCAAGATGTTTAGGTGGCAAAGATATTAAAAAAAATTTAGTAGAACTTACTGCAAGAGAACATTTTATAGTTCATATGTTATTATGTAAATTTACTAAAGGTCAAGCAAAACATAAGATGCTTTATAGTTTTAATGCTATGAGTACTATGCGATATGGTAAAAGAAAATATAAATTACATAGCAGAACTGCTGGTGTATTAAGAAAAGAATTTTATCAATCTTTAAAAGGTCGTAAAGATTCTCCTGAAACTAGATTAAAAAAATCATTAAGATTTCGAGGAAAAAATAATCCTAATTATGGAAAAAAATTTAGTAAAGAACATAGAAGAAAATTAAGTGAAGCTAAAAAAGGTAAAAAACATATTTTATTTGGTAAGAAACATAAACCAGAAACAATAGAGAAAATGAAACAAAAAAAATTAGGGAAAAAATATAGTGATGTTTCAAGACTTAAAATGAGCATATCTCAAAGAAAATATAAAACTAAAATAAGAATACAAAAATATTTGAATCTATTTACATATTTAGATACAATGCAAAATTCTAATGAAATAAAAGGAAATTTATAATGGCATATACTTCTATTGATGATCCGACTTTGTACTTCAACACAAAATTATACACAGGTACAGGTGCAACACAATCTATTACAGGAGTTGGATTCCAGCCAGATTGGATATGGTTTAAGAATCGTACATCAGCACAATCTCATGCAATCGTAGATTCTGTTAGAGGAAGAAAAGGATTACAATCAAATGCAACAGATTATGAATATACTTTAAATACTGGAAAAGATTTTGGAACTTTTGATAGTGATGGATTTACAGTATCAACACCAGAACAATTAAATAGTTTTAACTTTAACACAGGTTCAATAGTTTCTTGGAATTGGAAAGCTGGTGGCACAGCATCATCAAACACAGATGGAAGTATCACATCAACAGTTTCAGCAAACACTACAAGTGGATTTAGTATTGTGTCTTGGACAGGAAGTGGTGCTAATGCAACCATTGGTCATGGGTTAGGAGCAGAACCAAAAATGATTTTTTTAAAAATAAGAACAGGCACAAATAACTGGCAAGTTTATAATAAGTCAATAGGAAGTGGTAATGCTTTATTTTTAAACACAACAGATGCCTCAAGTTCAAATACAAGTTGGCAATCTACTGATGCAACATCTTCAGTTTTTTATGTAAGTGGTGGTACAGCAGTAAATGGTTCTGGACAAGATTTAATTGCGTATTGCTTTAGTGAGGTTAAGGGTTACTCAAAAATCGGCAGTTACATAGGTAATGGCAGTACAAATGGAACATTTGTTTATACAGGATTTAAACCAGCTTGGGTTATAATTAAACAATCTAGTGCCGCAAGAGATTGGATTATGGTAGATAATAAAAGAAATACATTTAATGTTGTTAATAATAGACTTTTTCCTAATAATACTGATGCTCAAAATACTAGTGTAGATGCTTTAGATTTTACATCAAATGGTTTTAAAATAAGAAATACTAATACAACAGTTAATGCTTCAGGTGGAACATACATTTACATGTGTTTTGCCTCTAATCCTTTTACTACATCTACAGGAATACCAACTACTGCAAGATAATATGAATGAGAAAACTAATAAACATTCTTAGACATTGGAAGAACAATATATGGAAGAAATTAAACAGCGAATTAAAGAACACGAGGGGTTTAGGGATACTGTGTATTCCGATAGCTTGGGCTTTGCTACTATTGGTTATGGGCATCTTGTATTACCCTCTGATAATTTTGTTGAGGGTGTTGCTTATGACAAAGCTACTCTTGAAGAAGTTTTTGATAATGATTTTAAAATAGCATTAGATTCAGCTAGAGAATTATTAAGAGATATAGAACACAATCATATAGTTTTTGGTGTAATCGTTGAAATGTGTTTTCAATTAGGCAAACCACGAGTTATGAAATTTAAGAAGATGTGGGAAGCCATAAAACAAAAAAACTATTTAAAAGCTAGTGAAGAAATGATAGATAGTAATTGGCACAAACAAACCACAAAAAGATGTGAGAGTTTGGCTAGTATAATGAGAAACGCAAACAAATAGGAGTTTATTATGCCAATGGTAAGAGGTAAAAAATTTCCATATACAAAAGCTGGAAAGAAAAAAGCAAAAGCATACAAAAAGAAGAAGAAAAAATGATAGGATTTACTACAACAAAAACTTTGAGTGAGTTTATTAATAAACGACCAATGAAGAAGAAAAAAAAGAAGAAAAAGAAAAAGGTTAAAAAATGAGTTTATTTGATAATACATTTGCACCAATAGGATTATCTATTCAAAGAGGTAATGTTGGTAATTTTAGTGGAGTACATAAATTTGGTTTAAATACTGCTGTAGGAAGTGGAGATTTTGAAACAGTATGGGACGGAAACAACACTTACACTTATCCATCTTCATCTGGTACTGCTACTGCAACTTCTTCAGATACAGCCTCAGATAATACAGGAACAGTTAAAATATTTGGTTTAGATTCTAATTATGATCTAGCAGAAGAAACTTTAACTATTGGTGGAAGTGCTGGAACAGTATCTTTTATAAGAGTGTTTAGAGCAATAATGGTTTCTGCAAATACTGGTAATACAAATGTAGGAACAATCACAATAACAGTATCATCTACAACAGTTGCTCAAATTCGTGCTGGTTATGGCCAAACCTTAATGTGTGTTTATACAATACCTAGAAAATACAATGCTTACTTAATGCAAATAGATTTAGGTAGTTCTAAAGATTTAGAAAATGAAATTAGATTTATTTCTAAAGAAATAGATAATGGTAATGCTTGGAATACAAAAGCATTTATAACTACAAGAGGTGGATTTGTAGAAAAGAACTATGTAGTGCCTATAAAATTTTCAGAAAAAACAGATTTAGAATTAGTTGCTAAAGCTAGTGCAACATCATCAGTTAGTGCTGGATTTGAATTAATCCTAGAGAAAGTAGATCAAAGCTAATGAGTAAAAGACCTAAAACAACTGGCGAACATATCGTATCGTTGTATGGTCATGTTACAGGATTAAAAAAAGATATTTCAACAATTAAGAATAATCATCTTGCTCACATGCACGAGG